GCTCTTGATCCTCGGAATGTTCCACGCGGGGTGAAACTGGTGCACCCCGTGAAAGATCAATGTCGTAGCAAACCGGACGCTGATCGGCTCGCCGGATGTAGGCTTTGACCAGATCCTGATTGCCGCGCTGTATTACCTTTTGGCTTTCCAACTCACGCAGCTTGTTCTGCACCGTGCGAGTGGACAGCCCGGTGTCTTCCGCCAGGGTGGCCACAGAGGGGAATGCACCCTCACCCTTTGGCCCCGCGTAATTGGCAAGGCACAGCAGCACGTGACGGGCGGATGCCTCGGTCACAACCCTTTGCGCCAAGGCCCATGTCATCGCCTGAACGCTCATGACGACTCTCCATACAAAAGTTGAAACCCCCGCTCGGCCTCGTCCGGCCATTTGCCCATAGCGATGATGCGCAGGCGCGTAAGGCGCAAGCCGGGGATGAAATAGCTGAGCTTCAGCGCTGCCGCTGCCCGTGATTGGTCGATGAACCAGTGGCACGGCCCGCAGCCGAAGGCGATACACCAGTCATGCGCTTTGATTCCCTTTCCCTTGCCATCGCGCAGTCGGTTTGAATGGCAGGCTACCGTCGTCTCTTTGTCGTACCGGCAATACCCGGGAACGCGCAGGAGACATTCCTCGCCTTCGGCAAGGTCCAGCAGCGCCTGGTTGCGATAGATCGTCTTGGGCGGCTTCTTGCCCTTCTTGCGCGCCTTGATGGCTGCGCGTGGCGGCGGCATAGGGGTGGTCCGCATCGGCGCGGTGCGCATCAGCGGCGTGGTGCTCCGGTTCATGGGGGTCTTGTTCTTGAGGGGCGTGCGGCGCGTCAGCGACATACCGCCTCCGGCTTCGACTTGACTCGCCACCAGTACGGGAATTTCCAGGCGTTTGCGCGGCGTTTGATCAAGCCAGCGCGGGCTGCGTCGAACAGGAACGAATCAACGGCACGCGCGGCAGCATCAGCGCGAGGCGTACTGGGCCAAGGGTCCACCGCCACCAAGGCGGGCAGCACAATGGCCCGTAGCGCCACGACATCAACGCGGCGCGGCGTATCGATGATGGCTTGCTTGACGGCTGCCACCGTGTCGGGCGGCACGCGGTAGCCGCGGAACATGTGGAGGCAGTCAGTCATAGACGCCGCTCCAGTCCACAAAAGGCTTGCGAACGGCCTCATGAAAGAGTGTGGCCGCATTGGCGTTGTGGTCCAGCTCGGCGCGACTGGTGATGCCGCATGCATTGCGGACAAACTGCGCCGCGTGCTGCTGGGCCGACACGCCATCGGGGGCGGCGCCAATGCGGGATTCAACCCACCGCTGAAACTTCGCGCCGTTGCACATCATTGCAGCCGCGCGCGACAGCGCCGCCCCCTTACGCCCTTCGGAGGCGACACGCCCCCGTACTGGTACTCCCGAAGATCCTCGCGTCAGCATGGCGTCCTCACCTTGTCCTGGGCAGCACGCACAACATTGCGCTTGAGGCGCTGGGCCTTCTCAATGATCTTGTCGCACTCGACCACGATGTGCGATGCGTCGTCGTCACAGATATCACCGTCCGCAATGGCCTCCACCGCGACGGCAGACAAACGGCCGTTCAGGCTGGACATTTCCATCACCTTGGTGCGCACCGCCTCCACCTCGTTGGGATGGGTCGGGGCCGGAGGCAAGATGCTCGCGGCAACGCTGTAGCGGACATTCAGCGCCATCAGCCATCCTCGGGCGTACTGCGCGCCCTCGGCCTTCTCCAGCATCCATTCGGTCGCCAGTTCGAACAGATCCAACGACATAGACTGCCCTTTCGCGCGCGTCATCTTCTGCCGCAGCGTTTCCGGGTGAATCGAAATGCCGCGACGGTTCGTCAGGAAGGCGGCGAGCTCCTCCACGCCACCGGGGGTTTTCGTCACGCTGATGTACAGAGCGTCGTGCGGGTCAATTTGGGTATAGCGGTTTGTCATCTGGTCTTACCTTGAAATCCGTGTGCGATCAGGGTTTCGCTCTTGCTCCGTCGTGCCTAAGATGCGCAGCATGGAAAACAACTTTCAGCAATCCAACGGGCCGATCTGGATCTTGTCGTCGGACGTCTGCGGCACCTGGGTCGGCTGGCCTGCCGGCACTGCCGGCGAATTTGCGCTATCCATCGGCGCTCTCCATCAGGGTGTTAGGGGGATGTGGGCGGAGTCGGCTCATGCGACCTGGGGCCGCCGTAGAAAAAGCCGAGCAACTCGCCGTGATCGAACGGCGCGCCAAACTCCTGACTCGCCTTCCACAACGCGTCCATCGTTCCCTTTCGAGGCACCTTGCGGGCATACAAAAGGTGCGTTTCGATGTACGCGACGGTCGTGCAGGCCCGCTTAGCGAACTTCGCCCTGTCATCAGACGAAAGGGCGAGGTAGAAGGCCTTGAAGCTCGGTTTGGGTTTGGCGATGTTCATGAGGCAAGATGCTATTACCTTTGTGGTAATAGATCAACCGAATGAAGTTACCAATTTGGTTTATTTACCTATAAGGTAAACCCAGGTCCAATGACCACCATGAAGTCCATCAAAGAAATCCGCCGGGCGAACTTCGCTCGCGCCATCGAGGAAAAATGCTCCGGTAATCAGACCGAGGCCGCCACGCGCCTTGAGTACTCCACGCCATCCCTCGTGAGCCGCTATGCCACGGGCAAAAAGGACATCGGGGACCGCGCCGCGCGCAAGATGGAGGAAGCGTTCGGGCTTCCGAAAAACTGGATGGACGCCGACCACACGCCGGCCCACGACGACGGCGCGAAAGTGCAAGGCGACGCACGCCCTTGGCCCTTCCCCTCGATAGCAGAGGCCGCCGTGCGCGCCTTGCCCGCAGGGCAGTTGAGCGCACTAGAAGGTGCGATGGCTTTGGCCATTGCCCAGCTGAACCTGGGTATCAAGGTGGCAGCACCAGCCCGCCCGCCCGAAGCGGGCCCGCCGCGCGCTTTGCGCGATGGCCTATGCGCGGACGACTTGGCCGACGAGTTTCCAATGCGTATTGGCGGACTGCCTGACGCGCCCTGGGATGGTGGAGCTACGACTAAACAATCAGAGCGTGCAGCCCAATCATTGCGGATCAGCCATGCTGCGAACGTCGGCCATGTGCCGCGTGCTGGCTATTCAGCCAATGACCAAGAATTCCTTTCGGTTCCCGAACTGGATGTCAGGCTCGCTGCTGGAAAACTGGGAATCGAGAACTACGAAGAGACCGCTATCGGTGAAATCCTTCTGCGCAGATCATTTCTGGAATCGTTCAAGCTTCCCCTGGAGCGGATGAAGATTGTGTATGCGGACGGCGACAGCATGGAGCCGGTTATCCGTAACGAAGGGCCGATGCTGTTCTATGAAGAGGCGGTAACAGACGTCCGTCTGATCGACCCGCGCACGGTCTATGCCATCAACCATGGCGGCAAGATGATCGTGAAGTGCATCTCGCGCGAGCGGGACGGTACTTGGCTTGCCAAGTCGCTGAACCCAGCATATCCGCCCTTCCCCTTGGAAAAGGAAGATGGGCGCGATGTGCGCATCGTGGGCCGGATACTCTGGTCGCCATACGACCTACGAAACGGGGTCGATCAGCGCTTGCTGTGAGACCTCGCGCCTAACGAATCAGCCGCCCACGGGCGGCTTTTTTTTCGCCGATCTGCTCCGCCGCGAGCCGGTGTTGCTCAGCCGCGACTATCAAAATTACCCAATTGGTAAACAAATGCAATGACAAAGTTACCTATTTGGTTTGACTACTATTACCGATTCGGTAATACTGCACACATGCTTCAGATCCCACACACGAAGCCCGCTCTTTAACAACTTAGGCCGCCCGCCCCCCAGAGGGAGGATGGGCGAAACAGGACAGCCAGGCGCCACCGCGCCCCCGGACCCTGTGTGCTTGGGCTTCCACAGCCAGGCAACGCCCAGCCGGGCGTGGCGACGATAACCCCGGCATGAAATCCGATTCCGCTGAAAAGCGGGTTTCGGCCAGCGCTGCGAGTCAGCGCTTACCGAAGAATTGAGGATGTGAGAAGTTCAGACGGTTTGCGCCTGCCACACGCCGGAAACTCTAGGTTCTGCGCTTAGGCGTGGTACGCCTTGACCGTCGGTAGACGCATGGACGACCAACAACTGACCGCCCGCGAGGGCCTTGTGAGCCGGGTCCAAATGTGCCTTCTTTGCTGTTACAGCAGCCCACACAAGCAGGGCATCGTCGGCAATTTGATATTCCTTCCTTTTTAGAAGGGAGCCCTTGTATCGATCATTCGAGACAAGAGTTTCACCAGAGACCGCCAGCTCCGCTATCTCAGCCAAGGTATCCAGATCCTTGGCCGACTTCGCAGCGCCTCTCGGGACGTACTTCAGTTCGATGGCGCCAATGACCTTATGCGCATTGCAAACAAGGACGTCAGGCAGGACAACTCGCGTTCCATCCTTCGCCTTAAGCCGAGGCTCGACAAATAAACGCCATCCCGGCCGCGCCTCTAGCTCCTGTAGCAAGTATGCGCAGAAGAGCGCTTGCAGCGCAGCCTCGGAGTTCACCTCTGCCTCGACGTAGTGCCGTGAAATGCACTTTTCCCAGGCGTTGCAAATCATACGCGCCAATGGCTTTCGCTTCATCTTTCTGACCTCGCTGTCATTTGTGACGCGGGATCTTACTCAATTACTCATCCCCCAGCAGTAAGGAAATGACCATGCTGAAACTGATTTGGCGCGTGCGCGCTGCGCTTGCTTATCGCCGCATCACTGGCCTATCGCTCCCGCAAGCATGGGGCTGCGCTGGCGCGCTGGCAGACGACTACCGGCCGGACGGCTTTACTCCGACCAAAGCCGTCCGCGAGGACATCACCTACTGGCAAACCTGACAGCCCCGGCTCATGCCCCGCGTGCGGCGATGAATTGAAGAGCAACCATCTGATCGTCACTCGATAAGAACGAGTTCACCTGCTCGGCAGCATCAGGCCAAAGATCTGGATATTCTTCGCGCAGAAATTCAATGACCTCTTCGGCGGCCCAAGGCCCCAGGGAGGTCATGTAGTCAGCAACCTCGGCTTGAATTTCTTGCCACGACTCGTACTCTCGCCTCGACAAGAGCACCAGGTCGCTCCGGGTGTAGATCACATGCAGGCTCATAAGCGTCTCGCAATCGCGTCCGAAGCAGGCATTCTCTCATTCATCCTTGCGCGGGGTATCGGCAGGCGCTGCCTGACCCCTAATCAACCATTACCTACCCCGGAGCTTTCGCCATGGTCGCCATGATCATCCGCTTCATTGAAGAACTTATCGACGTCCTGAACTTCGGTAGCAG